TTAAAAATTATATTCCTAAGAGTTGTGTATTAGCTGGTGTTGATATTCTAACTGTTATTACAGAGAATAAACAAAACGCTGGAAATCTCGGTAAATCTTCTATTGCTAATGGTGTAATTCAATTACAATCATTAGATTATGGAATTGAGATTTCTAATACACAAATGCAGAATACATATTTTCATGAACTTGTTCATCAAATGCTTAGTAGTATTGGTGAATTAGAATTGAGTGAAAATGAAAAGTTTGTTCAGAATATGGGAAATATGATATTTGAATTTCTTCGTACTGCTGATTGGATTAGGTTAGAAGAGTTCAAACATAATAAGTTTTCTGATGCAGATAGTAATGCACCTTTTATTAAAGAAGGTATTGCTGAAATAAAATAATGTATGGTACATGGATTTAAGATAGAAAATGATAAACTAATTCTTGATGTAGAAGAAATACTTCAATATCCTTTACTTCAACAGATATATGCTCGTGATGATAGTAAAGATAAATCTTTTGCAGAAAAAGAATTTAGATTTATACTATATTTATCCGATAGAAAAGGTTATGTAACGAAAGCAGGACTTACTAAAAAAGAAGCTTATGCTTATGCTAAGTCTAATGCTGGTTTAGATGAATCTTATCTACCGGATAAAGTTGTTTTATCTGCTATTGAATTTGTAAAATCAAATCTTAATATTACAGCTGTTGAAGATTTAATTAATTCTACTATTAAATCTTTGAATCTTTCAAGTAAGTTAGTTCGTACATTAACTGATGGCATAGAAGACCTAATGTCGAAAGAACTTGAAATGAAAGATTTAGCTCTTTGTGAAGATACTCTTAAACAGATTATTAAAATTGCTAATGAAATTCCTGCACGAGTTGAAAGTCTTACTGAGCTTAATGATAAGTGGGATAAGATTGAGAAAGGTGTAACGTCAATTCGTGGTGGAGCTGAATATAGAGATAGCTATGACGGAACAAATGATAGAGCATCTAATGCTTCTAACGAAACAGAAACATTATTGTAAAGACAATCGTTATGGTTATGAAACTGGTCGAAGTCCGTTTATAGATTACATACTTGAAGATAAAGAAAGTTACAAACCTTTATCTTCAAGTATTTGTCGTTTTACTGGTAAACCTTGGATTGACAGAGATAACGATTTTCTTATAGGTGAAAGTGGTGGTGTACTTATGAAAATAGACTTTGTTTTCGTAGGTACTGAAATATTTAGTCGTGTTGCAGACTTTTATGAGAAACATGGATGCTATTGTCTTGAACCTGATGATAGTCCTAATGCCATAAAGTTTTGGCAACGTGAAATGGATAGACGAGTTAAAGGTGTCCAAGCATATTGTAAATTATACATTAAAGATATTCCTGCTTATTTAGCAGCTAAATCTGATGCTGAACGTAAAGCTTTACTTCATAAAGTTCGTATAACTGGCGACCATTATAATTATCTTAATTATGGTCGTATCGAACGTGCTCCTAATGAAAAGGAACGTAAACAGTTAGATAAAGAGGGAAGATTTAAGGTTAATACTGTTGAAGGTTTTCCTCGATTTTGGGATGGAGATTATTGGAACTTTAAGATTGATGAGCTGATTGCTAACAATAGTTGTAACTTATGTAAGGCAAAAGCTCGTCGTAAAGGTTTTTCATATAAACGTGGTAGTCAAGCAGCTAATACTATCAACGCAAATAAGAATGTAACTGTTACACTTGCTGCCGACCAAATGGATTATTTAACTGAGAAAGGTGCTACATCTTATATGGTTAAAGTTAATCTTGATTGGTATGAAGATAAAACTTATTGGCGAAGAGGTTATCTAAGTGAGAACTTTGATAAAGGTATTGAACTTGGATATAAGAAATCAAAAGAAGGTCAAAAGGCTTTCGGATTTCGTAGTAAACTTTTAAGTGTTGCTATTGGTAAAAATGAAAGTGCCGCAGTAGGTAAGAAAGCTATTGAAACTGATTTTGAGGAAGCAGGTAAATGTTTTGGGGAAAATACTGGTTTTATAATGTCTGATGGACAAATTAAATTTGTTCAAGATATTAAAGTAGGTGATAAACTTATGGGACCTGACGGAAATCCTCGTACAGTATTAGCTACTATAAATGGTGAAGATGATTTATACGAAGTTACTCCTTTAAATGGTGAATCTCATGTTGTAAATAGTAAGCATGATATTTATATGATTTATAGGAAAAGTTATGGTAATATATGTAAACCGATTACTATGACTGCTCCAGATTATATAAATATGATTAAAGAACATCCTCGCTGGAAAGATAATCATGCTCTTATAAAAACATGTATTGATTTTGATAAAAAGAATGTTAAAATTGAACCTTATGTTTTTGGATTATGGATTGGTGATGGAGATAAAGATACATGTAGATTTACCAATGAAGATAGTGAAGTAATTGATTATTTAAAAGAATATTCAAAAAATAATAATCTTGATTATTCGATTGCAGATACTAATTCTAATGCTAAAAGAATTACATTAGTAAAATGTGAAGATGCTTTGGATAATTGGTTTAGACAAGAACTTTTTAATATGGGAGTTCTTCATAATAAATATATTCCAAAAGAGTACATTTATACTGATAAACAAAGTAGATTAGAATTTTTAGCTGGTATTATTGACACTGATGGTTCTTATGATTCTAAAAAACATAATTTTGAAATAGCTCAAAAAGACCCTGCAATTGTTTATGATATTGTTTATATTTGTAGAAGTCTTGGATTGAAAACCACTGTTTCAGAAAAGATTATAAGAGGTGTTACTTATTATAGAATTTTTATTCTTTCTGGATGTCATTTAATTCCCACTAAGATTGCTCGCAAGAAAGCCGAAGATTATAATCAATTACAAAAGAATCCTTTAGAAACTCGATTTGATATTAAACCTATTGGTCGAGGTAGATATTATGGATTTGAAGTAGATGGTGATAATCTTGTATTATTAGAAGATTTTACTATTACTCATAACTGCCCTAATCTTCAAAAGGCATTAGACGTTATGATGTCTAATAGTGAATCAGGTGCAATGCGAATTGGTACTATTCGTGTATATGGTACGGGTGGTACAAAAGGTGCTAACTGGGAAGCTTTCAGTAATTGTTTTTATAATCCCGGAAAGAATGATATGCTTCCTATGGAAAATATCTGGGATGCTAATAGTAGACACGCTGTTTGTGGTTTCTTTTTTCCGCAGATATGGGATTATGAACCTTTTATAGAAGATGGTAATTCTTTACTGTTTGCTTCTTGGAAGGATGATTATGACAAGAAACGTGGTGCAGAAAAAGAGAAAGATGCTGGTGAATATAATATTTATGTAGGTCAACGTGCTAACAGTCCTAATGAGGCATTTACGAACACACAAGAGAACATTTTTCACAGTCCGGAACTTACTAATCATATTAACGCTATTAAATATGATAAGTCTAATCATTTTTATGAAGATGGTTGGTATATACTTGATGATGGACGTGTTAGATTTGTTACTAAACAGGAATGTATTGAACGAGCTATATTTGGTTCCGATAGATTCCATGAGTATATAACTGATGTACCTCATAATTCAAAGACTGATGTTCATGGTTGTATAAGAGAGTTTTATTCTCCTATTCCAAATGATGGCAGTCTTTATTTTATTTCATATGACCCGTATCGTGTAGATAAAAATAAAGAAGAAGTTAGTACAAAAAATTCACTTGCAAGTTTTCAAGTGTGGATGCGTACTAACAGCAAAACTCCTTACATGGGTAAACGACTTGTTGCTTCTTATTGTGGTCGTCTTGATACTATGGAAGCTGTCGATAAACTTGTTCTTTATGCTTGTTTACGTTGGAATTGTAAAGTTCTTTATGAGGCTGGTACTGGTGAACTTGTTACTAATTTCAAGAAATGGGGTTATAGAGATAAGTTATTAAAAGACCCAAGTAGTTATATTAATCGTAGTGTTGATGGCCCTCGTATTACAGGTTATGGTATTGTCATTGGTGATGGCGATATTAAGTTAGAGGGTATGCGCATGGTGCGGGATTTCTTATACGAAATTGTCGGAAAAACGTCCGACGATACACCAATATATAGATTTAATCAAATTTATGATATAAGTTTCTTATTAGAGTTGGATAGATTTATATTTGGGCGTAATGCAGACCGATTAAGTTCGGCTATCGTTGCAATGTTTGAATTTCGTAAAGATTCCCTTTTACTTGAACGAGAAGCTAACTCGAAAAGTAAAACTAATAACACTGGTCGTAAAGTTAATAGATTATTAAAATGAGTGAACGTGATTTAAGAGCAACTCCACTTGTTATGCCTGACCAGCGTGCAAGTACTGCTACAAAACAAACAAAGGCTTGGTACATTCCTAATTGTAATTATTGGATTAATCTTGCTATTGGTCAGAATGATAAAACTGTTACACAGAAATTTCTCGATGCTGCTAATGGTTTAGTAGACCCTAAGACTTATGAATATGTTCTTCGGAATTATATTGATAAGGTTGGTGAGAAAGCTGTAATGTATGGTGAGATACGTGATGTAGATTTTCTTACTCCTATTAAAGAACGATATATGGGAGAATTTATTAATATGTTCTCTAATTATCAAGTATTTAATAATGACCCTTCTGTAACTCTTGCTCGCAATAAAGTTCTTGCTGATAAAGTAATGGCTTATTGTAATCAAGAGATTATTAATCGTCTTAATGAAGCAGGATTTAATACTGGTCAAAAGACAATTAAGCAAGGTGAACTTAACGATATTATTGAGGAAGTTCTTAACGATTGGATTGATGATGTAACTATTACAACTCAAAAACGTCTTGAACTTATCAATACTATTGTTGAAGCGAAAGACAAGTATCAACAATGCTATTTCTATTGGTGGGCTTGTGAAGAGGTTTATACTTATCGAGAAGTTTATAAAGGTGATGTTTATCTTCAAGTAATATCTCCTCTCGAATATTATCGTATTGAAAGTGGTCAACGATATATCGAAGATGATGATGCAGGAGTTCGTGTTTATCGAATGACTATTCCACAAATCATTGATAGATTCCGTGATGAACTTACAGATGCAGAGATGAATTATCTTAAAGATATTTATACTGTATCTCCTAAATATGATGCTCCTGATGGCATAGTTCAAATCTTCAATAAAACAGATTTTGCTGAACGTAAAGCTATCTTACATACTAACGCAGAATCACTTCGTAGTGAAGCTCGATTATATGGTAAAGAAATTGATATTTATCATTATGTTTGGAAAACTGAAATTAAACAAGGTATTCTTAAACATCGAGATTTATTAGGAAATATCGTTGAAAGTGTTGTAGACGAGAATTATGAATTTGATGCTTCTGCTGGTGATATTGAAATTGAATGGGAATGGATAAATCAAGTTTGGGAAGGTTGGCGTATAGGTGGTTGTCATAGTGGTATTTATATTAAGCCGCGACCTATCGAAGTTCAACGTGAAAGGTTTAACAATTATAGTGATTGTAAATTACCTTATAATGGTATTGTAGGTTTACATAAAGATAATCTTCGTAATCCTATTCCTTTCCGTGTTTTACCTTATCTCGCTCTTTATCGTATTTATACTTTACAACAAGAACGTGCAGTAGCTAAGTTTAAGTCTTGGTTATTATTCCCTGAAAGTATTCTCGCTGATAGCAGCGATATGACTACCGAGGAACGTCTTGCTGTTGCGAATAAAGATAGTTTCTTACCATTTGATGATTCTGATGCACAACCTAATGCTTTACAATCTATTCGAGAAGTAGCTACAAGCGCTATTACGAATTATATTCAAATGCTTGATAATCTTAAACAAGGTTTGAAAGCAGAAGCTTGGGAAGCAGCTAATATGAATAATGCTCGCTTTGGTGATGCTAAAGATTATGCAGGTAAGGCTGTTAATGAATCGAATTATTCTCAAGCAATGACCGGAAGTGTTTGGAGTCTTGAATGTTTTAATCTCTTCCGTGAACGTGATTATGTTGCAAATATTGATTACAGTAAGTTTGCTTGGATTGATGGTAAACGAGGTTCTTATGTAGACCCGACAACTAATAAAGTTGTTGTAGTTGATATTGATGGTTCTTCTGATTTCTCTGGTAATATTGGAATTTATATTCGTAATAATGCCGATGTTCAGAATAAGCTGAACATGATGAAAGAACTTGCATTTAGTGCAGGTCAGAATGACCAACTAGAAGTTGCTATTGAAGCTATTGAAAATAATAATATTACTTCTATTGCTAAGAATATTAAGAAAGCTATTCAAGCTCGTCGAGATTATGAACTTCAAATGC